CTGGAGGACGGGAAGATCACGCTCACGTCTGTGAACGAGGGCGCCATCGTCTTTCGCGTCGTGCGCAGCCCCGGCACGTACTGCTGCCACTGCGGGGCTGGGGTGCACAACGGCCAGGGCGCGCGGGCGCACATCGGGCAGCTCCACAAAGGCAAGGAGTCGCCAGATCCCGAGAACCCTTCCGGCTACATGATTACCCACGCCTACAAGGGCATCAAAGAGAACTGATATGGCCGATCTCGTCTTCAACATCGCCAAGGGGCGCGTCGCGGAGCTCTACAACCGCGTCGACAGCAACGACCCCGCGAACTCGGCGCTCATCATCGTCGTCATCGACGCGAACGGTGACAGCGACGCTACCATGCGCGATCGGGATGATCTGTCGGCCCTGCTCGGCGGAACGGCCAACGAAGTCACGAACACGAACTACGTCAGGAAGACGCTGACCGACTCCGACATCGTGGCGTTCGCGCCCGATGACACGAACGATCGCGTGGATCTGGACATCCCGGATCAAACGTGGACGGGCGTGGCGGCGGGGTCGGCCTGGACGGACATGCTGGTGTGCTACGACGGCGACACCACGGGCGGCTCGGACTCGAACATCGTCCCGCTCACGCTTCACGACTTCGCGGTGACGCCAGACGGCAGCGACATCACCGCGCAGATCGCTGCGGCAGGGTTCTTCCGGGCGAGCTGATGGCGCTCATTGTCGGCGCCCGCATGCAGGGCTTCATGCAACCAGGCGCGGCCGGCGTGGTGCGCGACATGCTGTTCGTCAATTGCCACTGGCCTAAGCTCGACCGGCCAACGCGGATCTTCGCCGAAGGGTCTGCCGGCCTGTCGGTCATGGGCACGACGCCGCGGAACGTGTGGTTCCCCGACGACACGGTGTTCCTCGACTACTACCCGGACGCGCTCTACCCGGCAGAGCAGGCGGTGCTGAAGGCGATGCCCTTCCGGCGCTCGCTGGTAAACCTGACGCCGCCGGAGGCCGAAATCTGGATGAAGGCGTACCAGGAGGCCGTGGCCGGCTTCCCGCCGACGCATACGGTGTTCAGCACACCCAGGCACGTCAACTTCCTGCGTCATCGTGAGGAGGTCAGCCGACGGACCATCGAGCTGCGAACCGACATCGTCCAGCGCAACCCGGACGGCTCCGAGCAGATCATCAAGGCGGGCTCGACGATCGAGAAGGTGGAGTACGACGAGTTCGTGGCCGACCTGACGCCGGAGCAGGCGCAGGCGATCGCCGAGCGCGCCGAGCGCGTGGAGCTCGCCGACGCGGCCTACCGGCACTCCAACGAGCAGCACCCGGATAAGCGGCCGGTGACGCTTGCCGACTGGAAGGCGCGGGCGTGACGACCTTCTTCGTCGACACCGGCGGGTCGGCCAACAACCCAGGGACGAGCGACGCCAACTCTCCAGCCGCTAATGGTTCTGCCGCGACCGTATCTGGATCGGTTGTCACGCTAGACGGCTCGCCTAGCCTGGCCTTCCTGTCCGGCCGGACGAGTGGCGCGACGCAGGCGGCGATCTACCTGAATGACGCGACGAACGCGAATCAGAAAATTTTCAAGATCACGGCGTACGACGACACGGCCAAGACCGTCACGGTGAGCGTCGCGCCGACGGGAGTCACTTCTTCTTCGTGGGCGATCGACGGGCGGCACGTATTTACCTCGGCGAACATCGAGGCCACCTTCACCGCCGGCGACCAGGTGGTCCTCAACAACACGCCGGCCTCGAAGGCGGTGGACTTCCTGACCTGCCGCACGCCGGGGGACTCGGCGAGCGGCTTCATCAAGTTCCGCGGGGCTTCCGGGTCCAGGCCAGTTCTTCAGGTGACGAATACGAACCAGTGCATCGAAGGGGGTTCTCAAGCCCTTTGGTGGTTCGAGAATCTGGAGCTGGATCAGGACGGGGCGAGCGGCAACGTGGCGCAAGCGACCGGCGCCGGGACCGTCTTCTACAACGTCAAGGTATCCGACGGCGGAGGGGCCGGTATTACCGCATCCACGAACGGGCACCGCCTGATCGGCAACGAAGTGACCGGGATTCTCGGGGACGCGATCTCCTTCAACACGCTGACCGTTTGCCACGGCAACAACCTCCACGACGTAAGTGGAGACGGAATCGAGAACAACGGCACCTCGGCGATGTTCGTCTCGTTCAACGTGATAGACACCTGTGCCGGGCGCGGGATCTTCGCGTCGTCGACCAGCATCACCAGCCCTGGGAATCCGCTCTTTCTCACGAACAACACGGTCTACGGCTGCGGGGATACCGGCTTTGAGGTCGCGGACGCGGACGCTCCGGTCGTCCTGGTCAATAGCATCTTCAGCGAAAACGGCAACGCGGCCGGCGAATACAACGTCGAGTGGACGGCCGGGGCTGCGGAGAACGTGAGCTTTCACGCCTGGAACAATTTCTACCACTCCGGCGGCGGGGGCGGGGCGAACCTGTCCGGGCTGACGGTGAATGCCCACGTAGCGAGCAGCGAATTCACGACCGACCCGCAATTCACAGATGCGGCCGGCGGAAACTTCAGCATCGGCAGCTCTAGCCCGGCGAAGGCAGCAGGCTTCCCGGGCGCATTCCTGGGGTAGCGCATGGCGAGCACCAGCTACCTCGACATCGGGGCAGTCCAGAGGATCGAGAGCGGCAGCCCGGCCAGCAAGACGGGCTATCTCGACATCGGGGCGGTTCAAAGGCAGGAGCCGAGCGCCCATGTGGTCGCGGTCGGCCAGGCCTCGGAGACGGATTCCGCGGCGGCCGTAGCCCGCGCGAAGCGAAAGGCACTGGGGCAGGCCGCCGAGTCGGATTCGGCAGGGTCGGTGACGTGGGCGCCGAAGATCAGGGCGCTCCTGCAGGCGCTGGAGATTGACCTGGCGCAGCCGGTGGCGGTGGTTGGCGGCGAGCCGATCGTGGTGCCGCCTAGCTCGACGCTCGGGGGCCGTGGATCTCGGGGCCTGATCGAGGAGGACGAGTACGACCTGCACCGCAAGCGTGAGGAGCTGGTCGATGCGGTCCGACAGCAGGAGCGCGAGCGCGAGGAGGAGCGGCGCCGCAAGGCGAAGCCCGTCAAGGTCAGCAAACCGCCGCGGGCCGCTCCCGCACCAGCTCCCGCACCGGCGCCGGCGCCGCAGCAGCCTGCGGCCATGCGCCAGGCACCGAGGCGAGAAAAGACGGCGGAGGAAATCACCAGGGCGATCGTGGCCGCCGAGCTGCGACAGGCCGGGATCGAGCGCGGCAGCGAGCTTGAGGCGCTTCGCGCGCAGATCGAGGACTTAGAGGCGTTTGTGGTCGTGGCTACTGTGGCCGCGATCGAAGACTGAGGAGAAATGCAATGGAGAAGAATGGTGCGGACCGTGCGCTGACGGTCAACGCGATGGATCAGAAGTGGCAGACGGAAGAAGACCTGCGGTGCTTTCAGCGGTGCGCCGAGGTCAAACGGGACCCCAAGCGCCTGAAGCGTGTTCAGGTGCTGGCGGTTGAGCGCATGAAAGAACTCGCCTACGTCAAAAACACGGTTGGAGGCAAGGAGAAGAAATGAGCAACCAAGACCCGAACGAAAAGGAACTGGCCGGCCTCTCCGAGGAGGAGCGGGCGGCGATCATCGTCGATCCCGACGAGGAGGCGAACCTGGCGGCGGCTGCCGCCGAGATCGCGGCGTCCGGCGACGAGGAACACGCGCCTGGCGATGACGATAAGGGCGCGGCCGGCGCCGACGCTGCGGCGGACGCTGCGAAGGTTGCCGAGGACGCAGCCGTGAAGGCGGCGACGGACAAGGCGGCGGCGGAAGCTGCGCAGAAGGCCGCGCAGGAAGCTGCCGACGATGCCGAGGCACAGGAGGCGGCGAAGGCGGCGAAGGAAGCAGCCGAGGCCTCCGAGAAAGCGGCTACCGACGCGAAAGCGGCGGCGGATAAAGCCGCGAGCGACAAGGCGGCTGCCGAAGCGTCGGCGGCTGCTGCGGCTGCGGCAACGACCACGGACGATGAGGAAGACGCGCCGTTTGTCGCAACCTACACCGCGCCGCCGGTCGAGAAATACGACGAGAAGATCACCGCGCTCGACACGCGCGAGGCCGATGCGTCGACCAAGTTCAAGGCCGGCGAGATGGACTTCGCCGCATATCAGGACGAATCGAAGGCGATCGAGAAGGAGCGCCGCGAGTTGAACGAGGCGCACCTGAAGCACACGATCGCCAGCGAACAGCAGATCCAGTCGTCGGAGCAGCGGTGGGTGTGGGAGATCAACCGCTTCTACCGTCGCGTCGAGCGCGACGAGCACATTGCCTACGGCAAAAGCTCGTTGCTGCTCGCGGCGCTGGACACCCGCGTCAAGGAACTGGCGAACGACAAAGCCAACTCCGACAAGGACTCGACGTGGTTTCTCGAAGAAGCGCACCGCCAGATTAAGACGGAGCTTGGTATCGGCAAGAAATCGGCGGCGGGCGAGAGCGATGCGGCTGCGAAGGCGGCGGCCGAAGCGCGGGCGAAAGCCGACGCGGAAGCCAAGGCCAAGGCAGCGGCGGCGCGCAAACCCGAGCGCAAGTCCATCCCGAAGGACCTGGGCGGCTTGCCGGCGGGCGGCAAGGAAGATGCGGGCGGCGAGGACGAGTTCGCCGCTCTGGATGCGCTCGAAGGCATCGAGCTCGAGAACGCGCTGGCCCGATTGCCGAAGGAAAAAGCCGACCGTTATCTAACGGGACTCTGAGTAGAGAAGCATGGCTGACCGCTCTTTTTCCGTGGACCTGAGGGTTGGGGAATCTCTCGCCATCGACGATGGGAAAATCGTGATTTCCCTCTTAGAAAAGAGCGGTCAGCGCGCCAAGCTCGCATTCGTTGTCGAAGATGGAGTGACATTCTTGAAGGGCAAACGGGCGAGCGCGGGGGCCGAGCAAGCGAAGCGCGGTTTGACAGCCGTGAAATAGGTGCCATGATTCGTCCGTGAATTAGCCAGGCGTGGTGACACGCTGACGGCGCGCATTAGGTGCGCCTTGGAAAAGAACAACTTTTCAAGGAGCATCTGATGTCCAAGACGATCATCGGTCTGAACGACCCCAAGGCGGTCAAGCGGTACTCGGCGTTCCTCGCCGTGGACGTGGGCCGCGAGTCCTACTTCAATCGGAAGTTCATGGGCGTGGGCGTGGAAGCACAGACGCCGCTGCAGACGCTTCCGCACCTGGAGAACGACGCCGGCGACCAGATCAGCTACGACCTCTGCATGCAGCTGAAGATGCAGCCGATCGAGAGCGACGCCATTCTCGAAGGCAAGGAAGAGGACCTGAAGTTCTACACGGACTCGGTCTACATCGACCAGATGCGCGGCGGCGTGAACACCGGCGGGCGCATGACGCGCAAGCGCACGATCCACGATCTGCGCAAGATCGCGCGGGTGCGCCAGTCGGAGTGGTGGGCTCGCATCTTCGACGAACTGATTTTCATGTACCTGTCCGGCGCCCGTGGCGTCAACAGCGACTACATCTACCCGACGAGCTATCCGGGCTTCGCCAACAACCCGTTTGTCTCGCCCGACACCAACCATCAGATGTTCGGCGACGGCACGACCAAGGCGACGGTCACGTCCGGCGGCGTGATGTCGCTGACGATGATCGAGCGCGCAGTGACCCGCGCCAGCACGATGGGCGGCGGAGCGACCGGCATTCCGGCCATCCAGCCCATTCGCATCGAGGGCGAAGAGCGGTACGTCATCGTGATGCACCCGTTCCAGAGCCACGCGCTGCGCACTGTGACCTCGACCGGCCAGTGGCTCGACGTTCAAAAGGCGCTTGCCACCGCGATCGGAAACAAGTCGCCGATCTTCATGGGCGGCATGGGCTACCACCGCGGCGTGGTGCTGCACGAACACCGCGCCGTGATTCGATTCAGCGACTACGGCGCCGGCGCGAACCTGCCGGCGGCGCGCGCGCTGTTCATGGGACGCCAGGCGGGTGTGGTGGCATTCGGCTCTCCCGGCACCGGGCTGCGGTTCGACTGGCACGAAGAGAGCCGGGACAACGGCAACCAGGCGGTCATCTCGACCAGCACGATCTGCGGCATCAAGAAGACCAACTTCTCGGTCGCGGGCACGGCGCTGGACTTCGGCGCCATCGCGCTCGACACCTACGCGATCGACCCGGCGTAAGCGGCGTAGCGGCGAACCCTTCGACTCTCAGGAGAAACACAGATGGCCAATTACCAAACCGACTACGCCAAGGGCCTGAAAATCGCGATCAACGCGAGCCAGTCCGAGGCGATTCCGCAGCGATTCGAGTTCGTCCAGACCGGCATCGCGCTGGCGCTGAACGATGTTCTCGAAATGGGACCGCTTCTGGCCGATCACTCCGTGGTCGACGTCATCCTCGACGCCGACGACATGGACACGGGCGGCCCGACGCTCACCCTCTCGGTCGGCATCCTGAACGCGGCGAAATCCGCGCTGGACCTGCCGGCGTCGGGCGGCGCGGCCTGGATTCTGGCCTCGACCGTGGCCGGTGCGCCGGGCGGCGTCGCTCGGATGGTGCTGACCCACGCGCTGCGCATGCAGCCGCAGGCTTACCAGCGCAACATCGGCATCGTGGTCGCCGCAGCCGCGACCACGCCGGTTGTCTCGCTGACGAACCTGAACGTGAACCGTGGCTTCTGGCAGCCCGTCACGACCTACACGGCTAACGACTTCATCACGCTGCCGAACGGCGTGCGCCAGAAATGCACCACGGGCGGCGTGTCGGGCCTGGTGCGGCCGCAGTTCCACACGCTCTACAACAACACCACTGCTGATGGCACGGCGGTCTGGACGACCGCTGACCCGGTGATCGGCCTGACCGTCATCACGCGGTCGCCGCACTTCGGCTCGTAGCCCTCGGCGCGAGGCTCGACAGTTTCAACAAATGGCGCCATGTGGCGCCATTTTTTTTCAAGGAGATGGGATGAGAATCGTCAGCAAGATCGAACGCAAACAGCCCGGCGTCAATCCGCCGGTCATGGTCAAGTCCTTCGTCGTCGAGTTCGGCGAGAACCGCGAGCGCAAGTACGAGTTCGTGCTGGATGAAAAGACCGGCAAGCACCACTGCGACGTGAAGCACAAGGAGGACGCCCTGGCGCTTGTCGCGATCAGCGATGGCTACGAGATCCACCCCGACGACCTGGACGCGCTGGACAAGGCGGGCGGCGCCGAGGGAGCCAAGGCGAAAGCTGCGGCAGAGGCCAAGGCGAAAGCCGAGGCGTATGCCATGGCCAAGGCAGCGGCGGCGATCGAGGCGATCGACGACCTGGATCACGACGAGCTGGTCGAGGCCGTGACCAAGGAAACCGGCAAGGCGCCGGCGAAAGGTCACGACACGGGCGCCGAGATGAGGAAGACGCTCAAGGCGCTGGTGCCGGCGGTCCCGAAGTAAGCACGTCAACCGAGTAGTCGTGGAGCAGCATGGGCACGATCATCGCGCAGTCGATCACCACGAAGGCGGCGACCATCCTTCAGGACCCCACGCACGTCCGGTGGCCTGAAGCGGAACTGCTGGAGTGGTTGAACGAAGGTCAGCGCCAGATCGCGCTTGTGCGCCCCGACGCCTCGGTCGTCATCGGCAACATCACGATGGCGCAGGGCACGAAGCAGACTCTTCCCGCCGGAGGCCTTCGGCTGCTCGACGTGACGCGGAACATGGGCGTGTCCGGCTCCTCGCCAGGCAAGGCTATTCGCCTCGTCGACCGGGAAATTCTCGACACGCAGCTTCCGAGCTGGCACGTCGCCACGGCGGTCGCGGCGTTCGATCATTTCATCTTCGATCAGCGCAACCCCCGCACCTTCTTCGTGTACCCGCCGGCTGACAGCAGCGGCGCGAAGGTGGAATCCATCTACTCGGTGGCACCAGCCGAGGTCCTGATTGGCGCGGCGATCACGCTGGACGACATCTACGAGGCGGCGCTGCTCGACTGGATTTGCTACCGCGCCTACTGCAAGGATGCCGAGTACGCGGGCAACCAGGACCGCGCGGGCGTCCACATGCAGGCCTTCATGGGGGCGCTGCAGGTCAAGACGATGGTGGACGTTGGCACCAGCCCGAATGTCACGACGAAGGGACAGAACGCCAATTCCGCCGGCGGGATGCGGTAATGGCTACGGCCTGGTCTGCGTTCACGCCGCGAATCCTGCCTGAAGTCCCGCGCTGTTCGTCGCCGCTCGCCGAGCAAGCTGTCCTCGACGCGGTGATTGATTTCTGTGAGCGCAGCTACATCAATCAGATTGACCACACGCCGATTGATGCGGTGGCGAACACGGGCGAGTACGCCTGGGCGCCAGGCACGAATCTGAAGGTGGTGCGCCCGGAGCTTGTTTGGTACGACAAGAAGCCGCTGGAGGCGAAGACCCGCGACGAGCTCGCGCTCATCTACGCTTACTGGCCTGACCAGGTCGGGACGCCCCTCTACTTCCTTCAGGAAAAACTCGAGAAGCTCATCCTGGTGCCGAAGCCGGCCGCCGCGCTTGTCTCCGGCATCCGCGCCAAGGTGTCGGTGCGGCCATCGCGCAGCGCAGTGGACGTGGACGACGCGATCTACGACCGCTATCTCGACGCGATCGTGTACGGCGCGAAGGCGCGGCTTTTCTACATGGACAACCAGCCGTGGTCGAACAGCGCCAAGGCGGTGGACTGCATGGGTGCGTTCGAGGCGCTGGCTGACAAGGCTCGTCTGGCGATGTTCAAGGGCATGGGCCGCGCCCGCAACGAATCCAACCGTGGCTACAAGAGGTTCCTGTAATGGGCATAAAGTTCAAAGACAACGCACTGACGACCCTGGCGTCGAACATCGCCATGGGCGCGACCACGTTGTCGGTGCCAGCTGGCAAGGGCGACAAGTTCCCTGCGGTCACTGGCGCCGGTATACCGGGATCTGCAACAGATTATTTCTACGTCACGATGGAGGACGCGAGCGGCAACCGCGAGCTCATCAAGTGCGAGCATCGGCCGCTCGGCACGGACACGCTCGGCAGCGGCGGCTATCCGTTGATCCGCGGCGCGTACGGCACCACGGCGCGGGGGTGGACTGCTGGCGACAGCGTTGACCTGCGCTTGCCCTCGGAGGTGCTGCTGAACGAGGTCTTGGTCGGGTTGCTGAAGACCGGCGACACGATGACTGGCCCCTTGGTCATGTCGGGCGCCGCGATCAATACCGCGCAGGGCGCCGACATCGCTTCGGCTTCGACGATCAACCTGGACACGGCGAGCGGGCAGTGCCCGGACGTGACCGGCACGACCACGGTGAACGCGATCACGCTTTTGCAGGGTCGCGAGCGGTGGGTGCGCACGGTAGGCGCGGTGCAGTTCACGCAGGGCGGGAGCCTGATCCTCAACGGCGGCACCCTCGTCACGGAGGCGGGCGACTACCTGTGCTTCCAGGGTTACGCGGCGGGCGTCGTCCGGCTTAAGCATCACTTTCGCGCGGCATCGCCGGCGGCGACCTTGGGCCGCACGGAAACCTTGTCGGAAAAGACGCTCACCAACCCGGCGTTCACGCGCCAGGCGCTCGCCGATGGCGCGACCGTGGCCTGGAACATGAACAGCGGCACCTTTGCGACGCTGACCCTCGGCGGCAACCGCACGATGGCGCTGCCCTCGAACCTGAAGGACGGCTCGGCGATCCTCAAGGTGAAGCAGGACGGCACGGGCTCGCGCACGTTGGCCTGGAACGCGGCGTTCAAGTGGAGCATGGGCACGGCGCCAGTTCTGTCCACGGGCGCCAACAAGACTGACGCCTTCTCCTTCATCGTGGACCAGGTGGACGGCACCCTGATGGGCTCCTGGCTGCCGGACGCGAGATAGCCATGATGCTCGCACCCATCCTGATTCCGGCGATCGTCCTCACGATCGCCGCGCCGCAGACCGGCTACAAGATTCGCACTGCGGCTGGCTCGCCCACGTACCTGGCGCGCGTGGTGGTGTACAGCAACAACACCAGCGGCGCGAGCGCGGCGGGTGTGCCGGC